AGTTGCAGCATTAGCAGCGTCAGAAGCAGCTGAGCTTGCAGATGCTTTAGCATTAGCAGCGTCAGAAGCAGCTGAGCTTGCAGATTCTTTAGCAGCATTAGCTTTAAGAGTTGCATCAACAGACGCTGTAGATTCAGCAAATGCTTGAGCAGCACTAGCTTTTGCCTGGGAACCTGCAGTGTCTTCTATTTGTTTCCATGTTAAAGGCATTTTTAATTCTCCAAATTATAGTTTTATTGATCAATTAAACTAAAGAATCTTGTTCTTATATTTCAATTATTTGTAGTACTCTACAGAGAATACTTCATTCAAGTTATGTCATTCTAAAAAAAAACGGAAGCCAACTAAATGACCTCCGTTTATCTACCATCTTTATAAGATGGCTGGTTTGGGAAAAGAAAGGAAGTAAAAGAACCCAAACCTTAGAGAATTTATACTACTTGTTACTTGATACAGCATCCCGTACTGCGTATAGTCCAAAACCGGCTAGTAATTCTAGCACATAAACCGGTACTGAAGTTCCTGTGGCTTCTAATCCACCAACAGCAAACATTACAACTGCGGTCCAAAAGGTTTTTGATGTGAACCATGATTTATCATTAAATGAAAACATATAGTTTCCTCCTATTAGGTTAGTTTAATATAATAATAAAGTTTAAACAAAGTCAAGCTTTTTTATGCTATAGCTTTTACTATAGTAATAGCTTATAGTAGTTATATACTATGGTTTGTAATAAGAGAGCTATAGTTATAATAATAGCTATATACTATAGTAACTATAATAGCTATAGCATGCATTATGATCTCTCCCCTCCATAATATTCACAAGCATGCCCTTCTGTAATAAGTAATTTATTAATATCGGTATCACCCACATACAAACTTCCTAGAACTCTTCCATACTTCCCAATACCATGTGATTTTATTAAAATCTCTTTGTCCTGAATAAGATCAAAAAGACGATCCTTAGCTGCCAAGCCTAGCTTCTTTTCTTTGAGGTCCCTTGTTCTACTTTCTGGAGCATTTATTCCATATAATCTTATTCGTTTTTTAACCCACACAGACATGCCCAAGTCTATCATAGCATCAACAGTATCACCATCTACTACTCTTATACATATTGCTTTATATTCGTACATACTATTGTTATGTCTATTTATAAAGAATTAATTGTAAATTCTGCATATATTTTATTATTTTTAATAAGCTCTGGTACGTTATATTGGGATACAAATACTATCTGATCATTAGCAGTATCTCTAAAAGAGCATTTTGAAAATTTAAATAGGGCTAACTCATTATCTGATAGGCACTTATAGATATTTACTTGCGGTAATCCTATAACAGATTTTTGGGGCTTTATTAATCTAACTTCGCAATATTTAGAAAATTTATACAACTTCATATCCTCTGCAAAAATAGACAAGTTTTTGGCACGCAATAAATACTTATATTTCAAAGTATTAAGGGTTCTGTTTGTTTTGAGTAATGTATGTCTAAATTAGATAAGTTGTAAGAGGTTCCGTAATATTGTAAGCCTATTTCACCTTCGGTATTCTCTATTCTATGAGGATGTCCTTCATCGATGATAGAAAAAATAGACTTACTATATGCCCTAGGCCCTGTTATTTTAGTGGTTGCTAGTTTACCAACCCCGTCTTTATTTATATCATAATTCGCAATATTATTAAAGACGTTTATTAAAACTTGACTTAAAAATATATGACTAGCTTCTGCGATTATATGCCATTGTTGGTATTCCCCTTTAGGGTTTCCAATCTCGTCAGCCCAGTCCCTACTTATCCAATGAGACAAAATATAACTATCTTCTTTTTTTATTATATTCCTTAGTGGAATGGATGTACAGCTTTTTATATCTAAATATACTCCTCCCATTTTATATATTACTAAGTACCTAAATAGGTCAGCACGGGCTGCTCCATACTTGGGGTTTATCATATTAAACAAAGTAAGTACGTCCTTGGGATAGTTATTCTCAATAAAATGGATTATATCCAAATCATCATAGAAAATATATGTATACTCCGAATTCATTGCCTTCAAAGTATCAACCGTTCTCCTCAGCTCAGTAGGAAGATTTCTTGTTCCATAAGTTTGATGAATAATCTTTGGAATTCTTTGCATTATGTTTTTGGTTTAGCGAATAGTTGTGCGCCGTAAATGTCTACAGAATATCCTAATGACTCTAAAAACTCTTTAGAGGAACCGAGTTCTCCAAAAATAGCTGTTTGTTCTTTATCGGTAGGGTCGACTTCCGTCCAAATAAAGGGTTTACTACTTTTAATAGTTTCTACAGCTCCCGTTAGAACATAAAAATCAGTCCCCTGTGCATCTATTTTAAGAAAATCTACATCTATAAAATTAAAAGAATCTAAGGGTCTAACTTCTACAGAATTTCCGGGAACTACACGAGTATCTCCAGTATTCAAATTATTTAATTTGTAGCCTACTCTGTCCTCCTTATTACCTAATGCTATATTATGTATTTCATATTTTCCTAGATTAGAAATATTCATGTTATAGCTAAGCATCTCCGAAAACTCAGTACATAATTCAAAGCATAGTGTTTTTGAAGGGTTAAGCCTTTTCATAAGCTGTGTACAGACAGTTCCAACATGAGCTCCTACGTCCACAAGAGTACGACATTCTTTCAATCCAGAAGTGGCTCGGTCTACATAACGATTCTCAAACATAGTAGATTCACTGCAGAATAAAGAGATTAACTCATCAGACTGCGGAAATCTAAACATACCGTAAGGGGTTTCTATATACTTTACATTCATGTGGAGCTGACAGGGATCGAACCTGCGACCTCCGCAGTGCAAGTGCGGCGCTCTCCCAACTGAGCTACAGCCCCTTAATGGAGGGCATTCTTCTTATATCGAAGATTAACATTATATAGCAGCCCTCCATTTGGCTACTAGTAATATGTAGTCTATGCGCTATCTTTGCAATCTTCGCCTATTTGTTATGTCTTATTGTATATAATTTACAACAAAGGAGTATTAGTTGCAACTATAATATGGAGATATAGAGTTGAGGCGGTTAAATTATTACTCATCGGTATTCAAAACCGATTCAGTCGCCAATCTGATTGCCTCTCCAAAAAGAAAGAGGCTACTCTGACAACATATCAAGAAGAGTTCGTTTCATATATAAACAGCTATAGGATTCAACCGAGTCTTCTTTAAGATGTGCTAAATATAAGTTCTTTACTTTAATTCCATATTCTTTTTCTATAATATATTTATATAAGGAAAGCTGCAACGAATAATGATTGAAATTGCAATCTTCAATATTAGTAGTTGCAGCCTTTGTACCGGTCTTCTTTTTATACGCCCGTTCATGAATTTTTTTGTTAGATTTCCAGTCTACTATTGTATAACTATCAGTATCTGGATTGTGTACTAGCAGATCTATCATTCCTGCAATTCTTAGCTCCTTGCTATAAACTATTACTTCAGAGTATAATTTACAAGTAGTAGGTATATTAGTATTTAACCACTCAACACCAGAAATACTTTTCTTATGCTTCGGATCAGTTTTATTTTTTATATATTCTTCCATCTCTTCATGAATCTTTGTCCCTATTACAGCAGACTGACTCCATTCATGAAATAAATCTTCTTTAGTAAAGCCTGCATATTTAGGCATTTTAAGAAGTTTAGCTGCTATTGCTTCTCTATCAAAGGGTTCAAAAAAGCTATGTATAAATCGTGTAGAACTGAGGAACTCAAACTCAGGGTCGTCCCTTAAAATGTATCTATGATTTTCAGGTTCAAGCCAGATGTTTGGATCATTTAGTTTATTCATGTCTTTGGAATAGACTTATACGTATAAAGTGTATATAAGTTTCATAAGAATTTACTTATATTTTAAATAAGGTACAAGAAGAATTTTATGTATTTAAGATACTGTAAACTAAGTGTTTTTATAAAATGCTATAACTAGGCTTATTATAAAAACAATAACAAATATCGCACGAGCATATAGAACTAACCATTCCAACATAATACTATCCCAAGAACAAGTTCCAATAAAAAGGAACTTAGTTATTTAAGTAAACATCTTTTCGATCTTGTCGTAGTGTTTTGATGCCGCAGTCAAAAACGCAAAGAATAATATTCTTTGTATTTCCTCTAAGGGGCATACTTTTGTAAAGTGAAACTAACCATTATACTAGTAATAACTAATAGTGTAATATGTACTTTTGGCCATATGGAATCTTGCGAATTCATAAAAAAGTTATGTCATTTCTTACGATGGTTTTCATAGGCCTTAGATACGTTTCACTAGCAAGGTCCCTAGTGTGAGTATTAGTTTAAGCGCAATTAGTAACATTAAGTAGTGCAGACCTACTTATAGTGTTTTGGCTGAATATTAAACGTGCCTAAACTCTTCCAGCCACTGGTAGAATAAATATACTTAGAGATTATATATAAATACTCTTAATTTTTCTTCTTTGGTATATTCTCTTATATGATACACATAGCACATCAATTCATTCAATGGTCTGTCTTTAAAGTCATCCCGCATTCCAGTTTCTACAACCTCCATATCAACAGCATCTCCATTGCTTATAAGTATGGTACATTGATCTTCTATATCTAAAGGACTATCGCAGAAGCCCGGCATATGCACTCTAATAAACATAGTATCTTCCCCCTTATACTTTTGCATTGGTGGAAAATACGCATGCTCAGTAACTCTATATTCAAGGTCACCATACACCAATATAGCGCTAGGATTGCTCTTCATACGCATCCAATATCTTGGTCACTAGTGAATGTCTGATAATATCCTCTTTTTGAAATTTTACAACACCTATCTGCTTATCAAGATTCTCTAGTTTATTTACAGCATCTGATAATCCATCTACTTGTAAATTAGTGTCTTTCTGCCGCTCATCTCCTGAAACAATTAATTTTGCGTTTCTACCCAACCTAGATAAAAACATTTTTACTTGTTGTGGTGATGAATTCTGAGTTTCATCTAATATCGCAACACAATTCTCTAGGGTTATACCGCGCATATAAGCAAGAGGTAATACTTCGATTGTTTGATCCTTTAATAAAATATCTGCAACACCCTTTCCAGCTATCTTCTGAATATTCATATAAAACGAGAACATAAATGGATCAGTCTTCTCTTCAACACCTCCAGGCAAAAACCCAAGCTTCTCTCCAGCTTCAACAAGGGGCTTAGTTATATATACTTTCTTGATCTTATGTTTCTTATCCCTTAATACCATAAGAGCAGCCAAAGCAGATATATAAGTTTTTCCCGTTCCTGCTGGCCCCGTAGTAAAGGTTAAAGGTTTCTCTAGAATAGTGTTGTAAAGTAATTCTTGATTACGTGTCCAGAATTCAGGTTTTATTTGAATAGATCTTAATACCTTCAATCCAATTTTATTACGTCCCAGGGTTGCGGTAGTTGCTGGTAAATTAGTTCCATTTCTTAAAGCTTTCTTTTTCTTACGGCTACTCATATATAAATATCCTCAATTAGTTGCAAGAGATATGTCTAACAAGAAATTACAAATAACTATGTAGGAAGACTAGGAATTTCTAGCAATAACTACTGGTATATTACACCGTAAAATACCCCGCGAAACTGTATTATGCTGCAGTCTATACGGGCGCCAGGGGAGAAGGGGCCTTATAGGGGCTTGAATTTCTATTTTTTTATATATGGATCTGAGGTATACGGAATAGTGGTTTTGTGAGTCAGAGATACGCGCGTTTTGTATGGCTTCGATTTAGGGACGAATAAAGGCTAGAATAAAAGGTGGAAACGGTGGGCTAATT